CTACACAAGGTTATAAAGAAGCAGTTGATGATGAATCCCTCATTAATATAATAGAGCGAGGCGTACAAAATTCTACAGGTGATTGGCTTAATAGTTCTGAATTAGCTAGAGAAAGATTAAAAGCAACTTACGAATATGCAGGTGTACCTGACTATCATCTAGCACCACAAGGTGTATCAACAATAGTAGATACCTCAACTACTGAAGTAGTAGAAGCATACACTGCTGTGCTAAGTGATTTGTTCTTAAACAATCAAAAGTTAGCACGATTTGTACCATATGATGAAACACCTGGCGCCTTTGGCGCAGCTAAAGATGCTAGTAATATAGTAAACTATTGCTTATTTAAAAAGAATAATGGCTGGGAAATCTTACAACAATGGATGAAATCTGCACTATTGTGGAAAAATGCAATATGTCGTTGGGATTATATTACTGATTTTGAATACATCTTTGAAGAATTTGAAGAGATCAGTCAGTCTAAGCTTGATGAAATACTATCAGATGATTCAATGGAGATAGTAGGTAAGCTCGAATACGAGAACAAAGTAGTTGGAGAAGCCGACGGTCTTGGTCCTGAAGTTGAACTTATATATGTTAATGTAAGGGTGCGTAAAAAGATAGATCACTCCAGAGTTAAAATAGAATTAATACCACCAGAAAATTTTCGTATATCAAGAGATGCAACCAAGTTAGAAGATGCTAGTTACATTGGTATTCAAACTGATATGACTAGATCAGAAATAAGAAAGTATTGGCCTGAAGAAACCAAAGGCATTGATTCATGGGATGACATAAACGATAATGATAGCTGGTTAGGCTCAATGAAGTATGCTGAAGATACTGCAGCAAGGAAGCAAGTAACCGGTCAAGAGTACTGGCAAGGCACAAATTCAAATGATGTGATACCTAATGAAGCTAACAGAGATGTAACCATTACTGAATCATGGATGAGAGTTGATCGTGATGGTGATGGTATTGCAGAATTAAAACGCTTTATTACTATTGGTACGCATATACTACTTGAAGAAGATATTGATTTTATTAATCTAGCTTCTATTGTTCCTATTGATATACCGCATGAATTTTATGGTTTGTCAATGGCTGACTTTGCTAGATCCTCAACTTTAGCATCTACTGCTATATTAAGAGGATTTGTAGAGAATACATATCTTACAAACTATTCACCTAAGTTAGCCGATCCAAACGTTGTAGACTTTAGTGCTTTACAAAACATGAAGCCTAAACAAATTATACCAACCAATGGTAACCCACAAGGTGCTGTAGCTGCATTACCTCCTGAGACTATTTCAACAGGTACTGTACCGTTGCTTCAACATCTACAGATGATTAAAGAACAAGCAACAGGAATGTCTAAGGCTGCTCAAGGTTTAAATGATACGCTTTATGTATCAGGTAATAGTGAAGCAAAGATGAGTGCTGTACAAAGTGCTGCTCAGAAACGTATACAACATATAGCAAGACGTTTTGCTGAGACGGGCTTTAAGACTTTGATTGCTGGTATCTACATGACTATGTATAAAAATATGAAAGGTAAGTTACCTTATAATATGCAAGGTGTATATGGTTCTGTTAATATGGAAACACTTCCATCGAAGATGGATGTGGAAATTCATTTAGATATTGGTGAAAATTCTAATTCAACATTAATTAATAAACTTGTAAAGGTTGGTCAAGAAATTTTACCAGGCTTAAACAAACAAGGCGCAGGAATAATTATTAAACCTGAAGCGCCAGCAGTGCTAGCTACTAAATTAATAGAAGCTATGAACTTAGACAGCAATGATTTCTTAGAAGATTATACAACTGATGAATTTAAACAGAAGGCTGCTGAAGCACTTAAGCAACAATCTGAAGCTGCTGCCTTACAACAAGAAGCTACTAAAGCAAAATTAATGTCAGATCTTGAACTAAGTAAAGCTAACATTGATTATACTAATGCTCAAAGTAAGAATACAATGGATGATAATTCGAAACAGCTTGCTGTATCAATTGACAGGCATTTTCAAGAGTGGGCAAATTTAACTATCAAAGCAACTAAGGAAGGTGCACAGTTACCTCCTCATCCTGATTATAGAGATATAATTGGAATGGCAAGAGAACTTTTAAACCCAACACAACCACCTCAGGAACAACCTGTGGAGGAAGAAGCATCACAGGAGATGATTTAATATGGCCCACGTAATAATAGATAGCACTGGCACAGGTGCTGCACAAGCTGGTGGTGGTGTAACAACTACCTCTGGTAATAAAAATATTGTGCTTATAAATGAAACGGATTCAGTTATAACACTAGACATACATGTTGGAGGTGCAAACCACTCTCCAGGATTAGTACATCGGATTGAAAAGAAAGGTTATCTTGATGTAGCTCATATTGGTACTCATGGAGCTGTTACAATGATTAACGTAACAACAGGACATGGTACAGCTGCTCAACTTAATGAGCGTGTATACATGTATCATAAAGTTTAATTATATGGATAAGTATCGCCAGACAGCTGAGACGAAGCTGGGCAACACTAAATCATATGGTAATCATAAAATACATCCCGAAGAATTAGCGCGAAGGGCCCACACTAAGGGTCACTTTGCGGCTAGGGAACGCGATGAATTTTTTGATGAAGTATACGGCGAAGTCTTAATTGACTTTTTTATCGAGTGGCTCAAGACTGAACCACACGAAACTAAATCTCGAGAGTTCCTCTACTCTTCGGCAATGGCACTAGGAAGTGTTAAATCGAAAATGATAAACTTTGAGATGTATGGAAAAAATATTCCACACCTACAGGAGGACGACACTAATGTCAATGAGGGAAATTGATGAAGTTGCATTACTAGATAATGTAGAACTAATGATAAATACTTTACAATATGATTCAATGAGAAGTGCAGGCAAAACTAAAATGAATGCGCCAGCTCTCGTTTCATTATATAATTTAAAAGATGTTTATACTAAACTAATTTCAAAAGCTACACCAAAAAATAAGGAGGTAGTATAGATGGTAAATACCGAAGCAACAATAGACTCTACCCTTAGGGATGACTCTATAGCAGAGGTTGGTCGAACAGAAGAACAATTGCTGGCTGACATTGTACAAAATTCAGATTTTGTAGAGTCTCTACCCGATGAGCAAGTACCCGAGTTAGACCCGGAAGAATCAGAAACAGAAGACCCCGAAGTTCCTGAAGAAGCCGTAAGTGAAGAGGTTGAAGAAGAATCTGAAGAAGAAACAGAAAAAGTCGTGGATGAGGATGATGAGTCTACCCAAGAATCTGCAATTTATGCTGTTGACGATTTAGATATGAATGCTAAAGTTGTTATCAAAGTTGATGGCGAAGAGACTGAAGTATTATTTAGTGATCTTATTAAAGGTTACTCTACTGAACAACATCTTTCTAAAAAGGGTCGAGAACTTGGAGAAGCACGGAAAGGTTTAGATACGGAATACCAAACTAAAGTAGAAGAGATAAATAAATTATCACAAGCTTCTGTTTCTGTTTTGTACAACGCTGAACAAGCCCAGTCCAAAGCTTATCACGAACTTGAAGGTAAAATAGAAACTGCCAGAAAAGATGGTGATAGCTATGCAATTGGTGAACTTAAAGATGAACGCGAAGTAATTCAAAAAGAATATTGGAACGCAAGAAACCAAAGAGAAGCACTTGTTAAGGCGGTTGAAAAGCAAACGCAAGAGCAAACGCAAAAACTATGGGATGAACAATTAGATAACTTTAATAAAGCTATTCCTGATTTAATTCCTGGCTTTGATGAAACTACTGCTAAAAATATTCGTGAATTTGCAATAGAGGAAGGTATACCATCTGAACTATTAGATACTATTACCAGCCCTATCATTGTTAAGTTTGTTGATGATTATAGAAAGCTTAAACAAGGAATTACTAAAGGTACTGCAAAGCGAAAGCAAACCACCGCAACTAAGGCTCCTTTAAAGAAACAGCAATCAGCTTCTAAAAAGAAGAAGACAGCTGCTGATTCATTAAGAAGCAAAGCGTTAAGTGGAAATGCAAGCGATACAGAACAGATGGATTTCCTTAGAGGACTTGCTGAGCGCTCCTTAAATTTATAATATAATACCTTTGGAGGGTAATACTAATGGCTAGTAATCTAGGCGTAAGAGGCGTCGGCGGACCAGCAGGTCCAGCTCGCGCAACGAATAAAGATGTTTCTGAAAGGGAAGATCTTGCTAACTTTATTACGATGATCACAAGGGATGAGACTCCTTTTATGTCATCAATCGGAAAATCAAAAGCAACTGCAATTTATCACGAATGGCAGACAGATACACTGGAAGCTCCAGGATCTTCATTGATCGCTGAAGGTACAGACTGGATTGCTCCTACCGCAAATGGTAGTGGTGGTACAGGTGCTACTCCTGCAACTGGTGCTAAGTTTGCTGTGTCAGGTCCTAATAGAACCAGACTAGGAAACTATACACAGATCAATGGTAAAACTATTGCTGTGTCAGGTACAAGACGTGCAGTTGATCAAGCTGGTGTTGCAGATGAATATGCATATCAGTTAAAGAAAAGAGGTACAGAGCTACGAAGAGATGTTGAGCATGATATGATTCATTCTTT